AGTCTTGTTAATTACAGGATAAGTAAAAGTACTACTATCACTATCCCATTCAAGGTCTCCTAGCTTTTGAATTGCTGAATCGTAATCAGGTGTTACTACGTTGTAGAATCCTGCTTCTTCCCAAGTGTCTGAACCTAATAAATCAAACCCACAGATTACATTACCCCAAGACTTAGGGATTGTAGTATATCTTTTTATTGCTCCTCCTATTTGTATTGCTTTCATATTTTATTTTTTATACTGTTGTTCCTGTTACATAAGATGCTACTGCCCAAATTAAAATTGCATCTCCAACTGTATCGTCAACGCAAAGAACTTGAATTATGTTTTTTGCTGCAGTATCTATACTTGTAGAACCTACTTTATTTATTGATACTGTAGTAAATGGAACACTTGCATCTAAAGTTATAGCAGCAGAAGATAAGTCAGCCCCAGAAAGAATGATGTCTATTACCTGACCAGTTTTAATGTCGTGTATATCTAAAGTTACTGTACCAAGATTACCTGTAAGATTAAATGCAGCATATTTATCAGCTTCTAAATCAATAGTACCAGTTGTAGTAGCTATATCTTGAATTGCAGTATATCTATCTTCTAGTTTAGCGTGAGTAACTCCATCATTTGCAAGTTTATCAGTTGTAACCCCTAAGTCTTTTATTTGTGCAGCATCACCACTAATTTCTATAGTTGAATCGTCTACACTTAAATCCAAAATGACAGGTCCTGCTGTACCTCCGCCAGAAAGACCATCACCTGCTGTTACAGCAGTAATATCTCCTTCAACTCCTGCAACCCAAGTAAAGCTGCCATCTCCATCAGAAGATAGGAGCCATCCCGGCGTACCGTTATCTGCTACATTTAATTGCGTTGCTCCAATTCCATTATCTGCGATTGATAAAGTAACCGAAGTATCTGCTACGCTAGTTTTTTCTAAAGGTGCTGTTGCTGTTATATTAGCTCCTTCATAAACTTCATTTGTGTTAGAAACTACCGCAGTAAACGCATCAAAGAGAGTATCTCCATTACCCTGATCAGCAGCTCCAATAGCTATATTTTGTTTTCCCATTTCTTATTTCTTTATATTTGTGTTCTATCTGTTGTGTATAATGTTGTATCTGTTCTATAAGCTGTTGTATCAACCGTAAAAGCATCCACAAGTGTCCAACAAGTAGGTGCAGAAAAATCAGGAATGTAATTTGTACTCCAATCTTCATCAGCTCCCCAAGAAGAGTTGACTTCCATCTCACAATATACTTTTCCCCAATTTATATTATTAGCCATATTATTTCTTTACAGGTTCGCTATTTACCTTTTTTAAATAACTGTTTAATTTGATTTCGTTTTCTTTTTTAGGCTTATAAACCTTTTTCTTTCTGTTTACTACAATACCCATCCAGTAAAGTTTATATCCCTGTGTGGATACATACCATCATCTTGGTTTGTTATAAATTCAGGGAATAGATTACTATTGAAATTCATATAATCCATAAACCTTTGAGTATAGAACTCAGCAGTTTCTGTTGCGTGTTCTGTAAGTGTAATTATTTCATCTTTATCTACAGATACAGCATTCTCTGAGTTATGCTTATAGATACCTCCATTTGATATCTGATATGCTGCATAAGGAATATAAGCAGCTTGACTATACCAGATAAGCATAGGCTTAACATAATCATTAACCAGAGTAAGATAGTTTCCACTTAGACTACCTGCAATAATATCAGCCTGTAACTTATCGTATAAAGCAGTTCCTAAGTATTGCTGAATATTTGTATCTTGTGCAACCTCAACGAATTGTATCAGTTTATCAGCATCAACATTACCATCAAATATTGACTTTCTTTTAAGTTCTTTTAATGTTATAAATAATGCTTTCATATTAATCTTCTTCTGTATTTTCTATTGGTTCAGCATCTACTTCAAGGTCCAACATATCTTCCTCAGGTAACTCAACTTTGTCAGAAGATAGCTTCTCGCCAGTCTCTTCCTCTCTCTTGATCTTAGTAGCGATATTGTCTAGTTCAGTAAATTCAATCGGTTGAAGTGTCGTAAAGTATAAGTCAAGCATAATACCATTAAACGCAAGCAACTCTCTAAAAGCATCTATTAAGAGCGTTTGGAAAGGTCTAATAACTATATTGTCCATAAGTATAGAAGCAGTTCTAAGCTCTTCTGCATTATTACCAAATCCAGTATTGTCTTTAATACCTAACAAGATAGGAGACACTACTCCGTGTCCTATCATAATCTTCTCTCTACTTTCTTTCGCTAAGAAGTCGTATTGAGCGTGAGCATCAGGCAAGTGTATAGGTTCTACAGTAGATTGACTTTCAGAACTCTCATTAAATGCCAATATAAATCTACCAGCATTTGATGACCCACTGAATTTATCATAAATCTTTCTCTCTATAATCTCTTGAATCTCGTCAGTAGGTATTCCGTTATTGAAGTTCAATAATAAGGAAGGCTGTAATCCGTTCTTGATATTGTTTAGGTGATAGTTAGACACCTCTTCTTCTAAAGAACAGTACTGTAAACAACCTTGATAATCTACAGGGCTATAGTAGTAAAACCCTGGTCTATAGGGCTTTACGCAATATATTTCTATATTCTCTCCTTTACTACCGTTCTTGTAAGAAGGTATTCTTTTAGGTTTATCACTAGGCTTTATATTAGCCCAATCTGGGTGATAGTAATATCCTTTAACTATTCCATCTTTAGCCTTCTCAGCTCTCAAAGTCTCCATAGGGAAGTGATATAGACCTGATATCTCTTTCTTACCTTTCTTATAAACAACTTGAATAGCACTCTGACCTAACATCTTTAAATCATTAACTATTCTCTTTATATCACTAGGTCTAAGGATAGCTTGCATCTGTCCAAACATCTCAGGCTTCTCTTTGGAGTCTGTTGCGTTTAAACCTCTACCGTAAATCATATCTACGATACCGTTAATACATCTTGAGTTTGTAGGGCTGCCTAAGTATCTCTCTATAAGTTCAGCGAAGTAATCATTACCATCTCCATACTCTACCCAATCGTATCTTTGACTTTCTGTAACACTAGGTACTTCATACCCTGATAAATTCAAGACTCTAAGACTAGAATCTGGAGATTTCTTAGGGGTATCAACTGGTCGATTTCTTTTTATATTTTTTCTGCTCATATAATTATATATTGTTGCTCTTCTGTTTCAGAATCATATTGTTCGTAGTCTCCTGTGTTTAAAGTGTGGGAAATTGTATCATCTATTTGTGAAGTGCAATATATTTTATCTCTATATAATAAAGTTGAACCTTGCTTTATCTCTATAGAATAAGAACTTTCGTCAGTAAGAATACTAAACGTACATTCTATATCTAAGAAATTACCGTTAATAACCGAAGTTAACTCAGATAGCGTTTCATTCTTTTTTGTTCCATCCTCTTTAATTACTAGCTCTAAATCACTAGCCTCTATATATTCTCTAGGAATAATACTGAGTATTTGAGGGTCTGTATTTGGCAATAACCTTATCATATAAGTATAACTAAATAACCTTATTTCTGTTCATAAAAAAAGGGGTAACATTTCTGCTACCCCTTAATTATCAAAATGAAGGTCGGATTAAGAATTTACTCCCTCGACAATAGTTGCTGTCGCACTAGCCATTCCTGCGAAAGGATCAGCAGCAGTTGGTGCAGAAACAAAGTTTGCAGGTTTTATCTCCATACCAGTGAGTGTTAGTGTATAACCACTCAAATCTCCCATAGCAGCTCCAGTAACAATAGTTCCACCAGATACATCAGCTCCATTTTCAAGACCCATTAGAAATACATTACCGTTGTAATCTTCAACAGCAACGTGAGGATGTCCGTAAGCCAAGAGTTTTATCTCTTTGTGGTCCTCCTTAGACAACTTCTTTAGGGTAAGGTTTAATGTTTGCTCAAAGAATGTTGTTCCATTCTCTCTTGAGGAATTAACAGCTTGCTCGAAGCTACTATTCCCTTTTAGTTCATATTTGTAAGCAGAAAAAGTTCCTGACATATCGGTAATCTCATCATCTGTTTGAGTTACTGTTCCTAAGTCTGAGTAATCGACAAAGTAAACAGCTCTAAGACCACCAACTACGTCTTTACAAGGTTCTTTTCTACCTTTTGTTAAATCACAAGCCATATTATTATTGTATTAAAAAAGGGTAGGTAGGCTTTTCGGCTTACCCACCCCTTTAAGTTAGTTAATTGTTTCTACTAGATTCCGTAAGATACGATATCTCCTACGATTCCGTACTGTACACCTGCTGTAAATCTCATTACAACTCTTACGTTTTGAGATCCATCTAAGTCAGCCATATCAATTACTTTTACTTGGTTGTAGTCAGATAATAGACCAGTACCAAAGTATAAGTTAGATTTCTCTGCTGCGATAGCTGTGTTGTCAGCTAATCCGTTTGCAACAAATAGTTTTACTCCGTCAAAAGTTAAACTTCCGTTGTTCCACCACTGAGTTCCCATAGCGTTTGTACCGTTAGCTCCTAAACCAGAAGTTCCAAATCCACCTAAAGCTCTTACATAAGCTCTTGCGATATTTTGAGATACATATAGGTTTAAGTCTTCACTTCCGTAGATAGTTGAAGGGATGGCATCAACGATACTTCCTAATTGTGCAATTACGTTTGCAGCATCTACAGTTGTACCTGCAATTTTAGCAGCACCTGCGTGTGCAACGTCAGCATCTAGCAAAGTAGTTAATCCATCAAACTGTCCACTTACTCCTTCGGTGTCAGTTCCTTCCCAGATAGAAGTTTCAGTTCTTTGTGCTACTTTAGCAGCAACGTGTCCGATCAAGAAATCAGCGAAAGAAGAAGGTAAGCTGTCAAATGCAGAATATCCCATTTTAATAGCTTCCCAGTCTTGGTGAAAGTCTTTCTTACATAATTGTAAATTTACTTGAAGCTCTTTTGGAGTAATAATTCTTTCCGCAAGAGTTAAAGTTGAAGTTCCGTCAAAATCACAGCTTGCATCTTTTACGATATCATCAGTAGATACAGTTTTGATTACTTCTTTGAATTTTACGTTTGGTTTTACGGTAATACCACCATTAGCGATAGTAGAACCTTCTAATAATGCAGCAGAAATGTACTTTCCAGCAAATTCTCCAGCATAAGTAGTTGAAATTGAAGTTGAAGTTGGCATAATTTAATTTTTGTTTTGTTATTATTATTTACTAATTCTTTGTAGAACTCTATCTAACGTAGTTAGTGTTCTGTTTTGTGCATATAGGTTTAATGCAGCAGTTTCTGAGGTATTCTCAGGAGAGTGCATTAAAGGTTGTTCAGGAGCTTCGTCAGCAGAAAGTTCTTCAGGAACTTCTACTTTAGCCTCTTCCTTAGCCTCTAATTGACCCATCATTTTTTCTACTAAAGCTCTAACTTCCGCTAGTTCTTCTTTAGTCGCATAAGATAATTCAGCAGTATCTTCTACTACATCTTCTACAGGAATTTCCCCCTCAGGAGCTTCCTCTAGTTGAACATCTTCTTGTACTTCCTCTTGAACTTCTGGAGTAGCCTCTTCAAGTTGTACTTCTTCTTGTACAGTATCTTGAGTTTCTACTTCTTCTGTTGAAGATAAAAGCACGTCTTTTAGTTTTGAAACGATTTCAGTTGCTTTCATAAAATTAATATTTATAATTATTACCTATTTGTTTGTAAAGTGTTGTATTTTCAACTGTTGCCTTGTCCTGTTAAGCTACCCACTCCTTGAGCCTGTAGAGTTCCATTACAACAATCTTTAGAATACCTTTTACCATCCTTACATAAACATCCCCTAGTACCTCCCTTTGGAGATGAATAACTTACTGTTGCTTTGTCTTTCTTCATATGTGGTGCGTTTTTTAAATAATATTATTAGCTTAAACTTGCGTTTTGTGTTCGTTGTATAAAATATATTACATCCCAAATTCTGCAATCATTTCCTGTAGAAACGAATTTTAATTGAACTCCATCATTTACAAAAGTGCTATCGGTATAATATTGAGCCATTATATTCTCTGAGTGTATTTCGTCATTTCCTTTTGGAAAAGCAATAGTTCCTGCTAATCTTGATATTTGACCACTACCCTCTAAGTTATATTCTAAATAGGTTTGGTTTGCGTTTGCAGCTTGTGCTTTAAATGCTATTGTTATAATGTATGTATCATTTTCGTTTACACCTAATATTTTTTGTGTAAGGGAATCGTAAAATTCTATACTTGAATGGCTTTTTACTACATTACCTGCGTTATTAGGTAGCACTACTTCTGAATCTTGTTCCAGAGTAAGCTTATACTCAGAATGATATTCTGTATCGTCATACCTAGCCCAACCTAAAGAAGATGCTCCACCTTGGGGGTAAACTATTACGTTTTCATTATTATGACCCATATACAGAGCATCATCTGTACGCATCATAGCTCCATTTTCGATATTTACACTAGAAACTACTGATTCTGTAGTATCTTGAACGTGAACTCTATAAGAAGTGTTTTTAGTTGCCATAATTATTGTTTAGGTACACAATTAGGTACTTTTCTACCATTTTTATTCTTGAAGCCCACCATTTCATATCCCTCTTGACAAGGGTTTACATCTTCTAGCTTCTCTAATCCCTTTAATTTAGATTCGGTCCAGTTAAGCATACTTTTACCTCCCCAAAGAAGATAACTTATAGTTCCACAAGCTTCTGGCTTACTAGGATTATAATATTCAGCAGCTCTGCTTAAATAAGAGTATATTCTCTTTAAAGTAGATACTGTAAACTTCTCTTTTCTCTCTAGCTGTCTAGCTCTAACCTTACCTACCTGAGTAGCACACTTATTGCCTAGCTCCTTGTTTCTCTTTATACCTAATTTGGCATTATTTGAGGCAGATTCAGGATATCCTCCGTAAGATTCTAACTCAACCCCCTCAGAAAGCGTTTCAAGAGCTTCTAACAGCTCGTATTCTGCGTTTAGTTCCTCAAGACATTCTGAGCAAAAAGATTCCTCTATAGACTCCTTAGGGCGTTCCATCTTGTCAGCAAAATATCCCTCAATAGAGAATCCTTTAACTTCACCTGATTTGACTTGATCCCAAACGTCATCATTATTAACCTTTACAGATACCATCCAAGTACCAATAGGTAGATTAAAGTCATACTTTCTTGATTTGTCTTTTGTTTCATCCTCTATAATCCAAGATTCAACAACAGACATACCTTCTAGCTCTACTTGATGCTCTAGGGTACTGTTATTCTGATTACCCTTCATTAAAAACAGCTCAGAAGCCTTTCTTACTGTATCTTCAGAGAAGAATATGTAATATTCCTCTTCTCCACTGTTTCTGTATATCTTTTTGTTGGGTATTAAGGCTGCACCCATCAAAATCCTTTTTTCTTTGTCTACCTCAGCTAATTTTACTTCTTTATGCTCTTTTAGGGCTATAAAGTCCTCTTCTATAGCTGGGTTTTCGACAACTGAGATAGCTTCTATTCCACTAAACTCGTTATCTTCGTCTATAATAAGTTCTATAATGCGTTCCATATATAAATAACTATTTGATACTTATTCGTTACAATTTATATTCCTTTAAATCTATTGTTTCTGTCGAACTCTTCAGCATTATTAATGTCTTTAAGCACTACAAACGCCTTTAATGGTTTTTCTTGAGTCCCAGCCACTGTTTGAGCCAACTGAGATTCAGGCGAAGCACCTACTACGTTAAAATCAGGAGCTTCAACACCTACTCCACCACCGCCTCCAGTAGATGGTGCGCCTAATGCGCTTATAGCAGAATTAGCCTTTTTTCTAGCAGCAACTATTGATGCTATAATACCTCCTATACTTATTGCAAAAGCAGCTGTTCCATAAGGACCCAGTGCTTTAACAAAAGCCCCTATAGACATATTAGCCGCTCCAATACTAGTGGCAGCATCAAGAGCTATCTGTTGTGCAGACGCCTTTCCTTTAGAAACAGCTAGTTGAGCAGTTCTTATTTGTTCTGCCGCAAAAGCCTTTGCCCTCATAATTTCTTCAGCTATAAGAAGAGACTGCTTTATCGTAAACATATCTCTTTCAGATTTTATTTTTCTTTCTTGAGCCTTTCTTTCTCTTTTCTCTAGTTCTTTAATTGCTTTTTGCTGCTCAACACTATTTAATTTACCAGAATTAAGAATGTAATCCCTTTCTCTAGCCAAGGCTTCCATTCTGGCTTCATTATAAGAATTAAAAACACCTCCTAGATAACCCAAAGACTTTTGAGTTGCAGAAAATACTCCTTGTATTTCTTTGGCTTGATTTTTAATGAATGCTATACCTGCCTTAGCGGATTCATCAAGCCTTTTTATATGTTCATCATACCTTCTTCCCATTTCAGACAACTCTTCGGTAGAGCTAATAGCATTCTCCTCAAGAACCCTTCCTGTGAATTGAACATCATCAAGCATACCTTTAAATACTTGTTTACCTTTATCATTTATATCAAAGAAGAATTTGTCAAAAAATGGTTTAAGTGATTTGATTTGTTCTCTAGAAGACTTATCTCCTGATGTTAAATCACCTTGTTGCTCTAGCAGTCTTTCTCGCAATAAAAGAAGCTCACTCTCTATCAATACCGATTCAGCAGCATTACTTATGTCTTCTTTTGCAAGCTCTAGCTTATTCTTCAGCATTTTAATTGTAACTTCGTTCGCTAAACCAGTGAGTTGAAGTTGCTCGTCAGTTTCGTGTAATTCTATCTTTTTCTCTAAAGCCTCTAATTCTTGATTAGTAAGAAAATTGTCTAGCTCTCTTCTTTTAGTTTCTTCTTCGGAAATCTTTGTGTTTACCACGTTCAAGAGCTGACTCGTTGATAAATACTCCTTTATTAATTCATTTTTCTGCTCCTGAGATAAATTACTTTCTTTTAAGAATTTATTTAATTTTTTATCAGAGGCTGCAGCTCCACCCAATACAACATTTAATTGATCTTGAGTAAGCACTATGTCTTCTATTACGCTTAAATAATCATTTAATGAGTCTACTGAGTCAGCAATAGCACCAGCAAAACTTGTTGCTGATTTTTCTGCTTTCTTAGCATCCATATCATACTTTTCAAATAATGTTATGATGGTTTGAAATACAATTATAACCCCTAAAGGACCAGCTAATGCACTCCATAAAGCCCTTAGACCATTAGCAACGCCTCCAGTAGTCGTTATCAAAGTAATCATTAATGTGGATAGCTGAGACAAGTTGTTTGCCATACCTCTAATTCCGTAGTTAGAGTCGGATATAGCTCTACCCATCTCAACAACAGTAGCACCAGCAAGACCAGTTTTGTCTATATTTCCGTCTAGAGATTTATTAGTTTTACCCAGTAGAGCTTGTTGTTCTCTTAAATCGGCATTTACTTTCTTTAAACCATTATCTAATTTAACAAAACCATTAGTTAATCCTGCTATCTTAACCTTACCCTTGTCGTTTATCTCTACATTATAAACTATGCTCTTATTAGTATCAGCCATTACTTCTTCTTTTTATGGATTGCTTAAATTCTTTAATGTTCTCTGGTGCTTTGTACTTGCCTTTAGCAATATCAATAACAGGGTCTACCCCATAAAAATCACTAGTTTGCAATAAGTCTATAACTTCTTTTATCATTCTACTATCTCGTCTGTAAATATGTTTAACAATTCCAACTCTGATTTGCCAGTATTTAGGTTTGTGGTTATTGAATTAATCCTAAATATCTTATCGTGTATCTTTATCTGGTCATTCAATCTATAGTTTATTATTATGTTTGTTGGCAAGTATGCCGTTATTTTAAATAATCTTTTTGCAGGATTAAATACACTTTCTATATATTTTTTGTAATAAACATTAAATAATGAATTAGTATTATCTTCATAATTAACAGCTTGCCATTCATCAAACTCTTGGTCAAAGTTCAACGAATATGTTGGAGGGGTTGTTGGTGTTCCGTCATCACTACTATTTGAAGGTCTCCAATAAGTTGAAATTCCCTCTGGTGGAGAACTAGATATCCAATTTATTTTTTTATCTACACTATTATCTTCCGATATTGCATAAAACAAAAGAGGTGCTATAGACGTGGTGTCATAATCTCCTGTTGCTGGTTTTCCATTATCAGCAGGATTATAACTAAAATTTCCTCCAGCACAATAACCCCACTGAATACTAGTCTCGTTTGTTGTTCCTGCTGGAGAACTGTTTAAATCTATCAATCTTTCGTATTTAAAATGAGAGAAAGGTAATTGTATTTCATACTTTGACCCCTTGTCTATATTTATGTTCTCATTTTTATACAGTAAATCTTTTATTGCAAATTCTGTATTTCCAAAAACTTCACCAAACTGATCGAGATGATTCTCCATTAATATAACGTCAGTTTCTTGATACTTAAAATCAATATCCGTGTATGCCAATATTGATTCTACAGTGTGATCACTAGAGTCAACGTATTTAGTTATGTCAATTACAGAGCCTATAGGGTTATTTACTGAGTCTAAATAAAAATTATCTAAGGTGTCTATATAGATCTTACCATTATTTTCTTTATCAGATAAATCATCTATAAAATAAGCTACTAGATTAAACATCTTGAATATTCCAGAAATAAAGTCCAAGATGTCCATACTTGGCATTATTTCAAGTGACTCAGATATTATATCTACAGAGAATGATAGTTCTTGATTTGTTTTATCATATCTTTCAATAAAGTCTATATTAGACCCATTTGATGCTTTTAATATCTCCACAGTAGAATCTATAATTAGATTTGTTTTAGAGGTATACTCTAATTTAAATCTTTTTACAGTTCCGTCTGGCTCTGAGGTGCTTATTGCTTCAATACCTTCTGGAGCAGCTCCACTTACATACTCTCCTTTGGTTATCTCGTAGTATTCTCCATCAGGTATAGGTGTTCCGCTTGAATCAACTTCTGTGAAGCTAATTGTGAAAATAGGTTGATCATCAGCAGGAGTTGTCTCGACTCGTATACTATAGGAAGGTGCTGCTCCTGTTTTAGTTATTTCTACAATACCCTCAGAAAAGGATGCTTCAGGAATATCATCACTTGATACATCAAAAGTATAGTTAGTACAATCAAATTTAAAGAGACTGTCGGTAATGTTTTCTTGATCATTAAATTCTCCTGAAACTCCATTAATCCAAAAATACAGATTGGATATCGCAGGAGAGCTTAAAAAATCTCTAGTAAACACTATATCTAAAGGATAACCGTTGTCTACTCTGTACTTGTCCTCTATAGCTTCAAAGATATGTATGAGCTTTATTGCTGGTTTTAAGTCGGTATACTCTAAACCTCTGGAAGTGTCAGGACTAGCACTATTATGATAAACATTACCACTAGTGTTATCTCCACTCGGTATACTTCCTGAGTGATAGAATAACCTTTTCTTTGATGTTATAAGTGGATATATTATTGCATTTTGATAAGTTTCACCGTTTATAGAGAAATCAATACCACTAGTAAGTCCAGACTTGACCTGCTCTTTTGTGTATTCGTGATTAAAATTGCTTAGGTAGTCTAAATCTATTAACTGATCATCACCCATTAAATCTTGAAGTGAAACTGTATTTCCGTAAAATATTAATTCATAAGCATAAGGCTTATTGTTTTTCATCTTAACGCTGGTAAGCCTTACCTTCCCCTTTTTAAATGGAGCTTGGTTTATGTGAATTAACGCTTGCTTTTTCTTTCTTGAATCAAAAGCATTTCCAGTAATATAGTAATTATAATAATGACGAAATATCTTGTTGTTAGTGTCTGATGCTGGAACTGTAAAGGTTTGAGAGTAGTCTGTAAACACTTTCCCTATATCCTTAACGTCTTTTATTGTAGACGTTAAACTAACAGTCTCATCATCAAACAAATCAACTAAAGGGTAGTTCCCTTCATTATCCTCAATATATAATTGTAGTCTCTGCATTATCTAACTAGGTTTATTTCACTGTAAGCGTAATCAAATTTCACTGTAAAGTTTAGTAACTTTTCGTAGCGTTTTGTCTTGTAGGTTAAGTTAGTATCTGTAGGTCTAACAGGGAATACCTTGTTGTTTTCGTGAATCCAAACATTTTCAGACTGAATAAGCTGCTGAATGACCTCATTATAGTCCTCACACACAAATCCAGTGTTTAGTGTTAGATTCTTATTAGAGTTGACGTTAAAAGTCTTGTCTGTTGCACCATAAGTTGGATAAAACTTAGTTGTTGCAGTTGACTGAATAGTATTTACTTTATATTGCTCTCGACTGACGTTAGCACTTTCGTCTCTTTTACCAAAGAACCAAATATCCTGTAGGCTACCAAATTTGTTTAAGAAGGTTATTCTGTATGGAGTATTCTTACACTCTTCAATATATTTTATAAATAATGTTACAGTCTTGTTGTCATTTGTAGTTATAACCACTTCATCAGTACCTAATGGAGCGGATATGTTAGGTATTAAATTTGAAGAGGTAGCCCCCATAATACCAGTTGCATCAGTTCTTATAAGTGTACTATCTGTTGTATATGAGGTTGTATCAGTGGTTAAAGGGGTGAATGTTTTACCAAAAGACTGAGAGCCTACAGAAAGTCCACCTTCATAAAACTCAACGCTATAAAGTTCGTTCTCTTGATATAATGGTATTCTTACCTTTTCACCCTTT